TCCATTGTAGTGAGCAATCACCCACCACAGTCTCGGGTCATTATAATATTGGTGTGCTAAATTATAAAGACGATCTCCGTATACCCAAACGTGTTTTGTTGTCTTGACACCCACGCGTTCGGCTCTAGTGGGATGATGAAGAACGGGCGTAGCATATTGCTCAACTGATTTCAATCCTCTGGACTCTCTTAGTGGTTCATAATATTTGCTTGCGTTTCTTACAATTTGAGTTTTTGTGTATCTTGCCATAATTTAGTTATCCTCTCGCATTACTTCCGGCTGGATCATCGTTCCCAAGGCGCCAGGTCCGATGAAGCTCCCCAGCCCCGCTCGATGCGCTTGGCCTCCTCGTAAGCTGCTTCTTTTGCTGTCAGGGCCTCCCGGGTATGGTGGTCAACCGCATCCGGGTCGAGTCCCGGAACTTCGAAATCGTCGTCTAAGAGATTCTGCGTTTGGGAAGAGATGAAGGGTCCCGTCGATCCTTCGAGGGGGTCTTCCGGCGTTTTTTCGGCAGGCGCCTCGATCTCGGCGGGGGTGCGAGGAGAGTCGGCGGCATATGGGAAAGCCGGCGTTGCAAAGTTTCCGTCGCCATCCCATCCCAGCGGATGCTCGTGAATCACGGCAAAGTTCATATTGACTTCAATTAACTTTGAAAGAATAGACCCTTTTGCAACGTGTACCACTCCGTCAATGGCGCCCAAACTATGATCGACGGCAACGCTACTAATAACTCCCAAGACACCGGTGTCGGCTAGCAGGCCACCAGATTTTGCTTGGCCGTACTCACGGTAATCTTGCGCGGGGGAGACTCCCTCCGCGGCAACATTTCTCACAAGATTCATCACTTTCAAGCGAATTAAAGGAGATTGAGTTATTGTTTGGGCTTGTTCTGGAGTTTCATAAGTGGGATACAGAAATTGTGCCAACCGTTGAACTCTGCTTAAATTATCAAACGCCTCTTTAATAGAGGACGCCGGAATTTTAAAAGCCAAATTAATATTTCTTTTGGTTTGCTTGAACATATAAATAGGATCGGAACGACCATAAACAGATTCTTGGGCCCAATCGGAGGTAAAGGTTTCGTTAAAGGCCGTTATAAAAGCCTTGAAATAAACCGTTTCCTTCGAAGGAAGATGCTGAAAACCAATAATGGTGCCCTCATTGTTGGCATACGAATCACTTCCATCATTAAAATAATAATCTTCACTTGCACCAAAAGTCGGACCTGTAGCATCTGCCATAATTTATTTACTCCTACACGCCTCTTTGTTGTCTCAATGTGGATTCTATGTCTCTGCCGACAACCTTCAAAATATGTTTATCGGTAATGTTTCCATTTTTATCAACAATGTTAATATTATAATTGCGTTGTTCCATTCGGCCACCACCTCCGGTGCCAGGAGCAGCCGCAGCCACCACGCCCGCAACACGATTTCCGGTTGTGGCTGTTCCCATTGCGTCAGAAGCAGTGGCAACCGACGCCATCGAGGCCGCAAATTTAACGTTGTTCTCGGTGGGGATGGCGGTGATTGCCTTTGCAATTTTCACAATATTGTCTGCGGCGCCAGGATCCATGAGAGCAGTAAAAAGATTTGCAATTCCGGATATGGCGGCACTCACGGCGCCACTCACAACTTCAAAAACTCTTATTATTTGATGAAGGGGGCTTATTATCTTAACAACACTTATGCCTATATTTATAAAACCTTCGGCGGTTGCCCAGAGAGATTGAAGGAACGAAAGGCTATGTTCGCCAACCACAGCATCTTTGGCGCCCAAAATGCCCTTAATAAAATCCCCAAAGAAAGCCCAAAGGGCGACCCCGAGGGCGATTACGGCGAGGACGGCGGCAACGACGCCCCATATGGGGGACGCGACCGCGGTGACGACGGTGCCGACACCGATCATCACAGGAATCATAATAACAGCAAAAAATGTTCCTATCCCCACAAACGCAGCCATCAACAGCTTCAAAACCGGCAAAAAAGTTTGTACCGTATCATGCAGTCCTTCAAAAAAATCAATAATCTCTTGAGTTTTTACGCCTTCAAACATTTTTTGAAATGCCAACATAAACTTTTTGCCAATAGGAATGAGGTCAACAGCAAGGTCCCTAAATTCAGCCATGTCCTTGGCTTGTTGTTGCATCGCGGCGTTATTTGCTTCCAAATCCCCCCTTAACAACATATTTAACTCGCTTACATCTTTCAGCCCCGCAGCTTCAGTATAAAATATCTTCTGATAATAACTCATATCTTGGAAACTCAATCCCGCATCCAAAATGGAATCCCGAATCATATCAAATCTTTCCGCGGGATTTGTTGCCATCATAAGATCCATCGCATTTACAAAGTTTCCTCCAAGGGCAGCATTTAATTTTCCTGCTTGAGTTGCGGCGCCTTCGAAGGTATCAAACTTATCCGTAATACGCAGTATATCTTCCATCTCGATGCCCGTAACCTTCATTATGTTTCCAAGTTCCTTAAAGGTTTGTGTCGTATCCCCAAATTTGGCCAATTGGGATCCCATGCCGGCAAATTTTTCGGTTGTTTGGGCCACGTCTAGTCCGATTGCTTCTGCGTGTGTCGAAATGTCGCGCATTGCGTAATCGGCTTCCGTCGCACTCATTCCAAAAGCAGTTGTGGCGGTTTGAAGCAATTTAACACTTGTTGCAGATTTGACCCCAATTCCCTCAAACGTAAACACCAGCTTCTCAATGTTCTTTTGCTCATCTGTGGCTAATCTTGTAAAATCACTATAAGTAGAATATAGCCCCTTCATTGCGGCGGTTGCGTCTTCTGCGCTAATGCCTATCTCGCGAAAATCTTCTTGCCACAGTTGAGTTGCAGCATCAGATAATTCTTTGGACATGAGAGTGCCTGTTCTCATGCTCTTGCTCATTCCGTCAACTGCCGTGACCAGAGCCATTACCTCACCTACAACATTACCAAGAAGCGTTATCCATGCGGTGGTAATCCCAGATTTCATAAACCCTACGAAGCCCTCCGGAGAAGTCATAGCTTTCCCCAAATCTTGGGCGCCCTTAACAAACCCACTCATATTCTTAGCATTTTTGCTGGAAAGGGCGCCACCGAGTGCGGTACCCAAATCTTCGCCGGCTTTGGCGGAATCATCGATGGAAATAGTATACTTTTCTTGTAATTTAAGTTTCTCTTCTGCCCAATATACCGCCCTTTCGGCTTTTCTGACTTCTTCTGCTTGTTCTTTGGCGGTTCTTGTTTGCTCTAGCCCTATGGCGTGCTGTTCGCGCAGTTGTGCCTTTTTCCATTCAACCATTTGCGCAGCCAACAGGGTGCTTCCCCGGAGGCTCTTTGCATTTTTTTCATATTGCTTGTAAAGACTTTTGGCTTGCCCGCTCATCTGCTCGGCGTGGCCTACGCTTTCTCGAAGGCGCGCGAGGGTTTCCTCCAGCGCTTGGACGCCGGCGGCCAAAGCTTCTCTGTTGGGCCCCGAAGCTGCATCGCGTTGCCTTATCAGATCGTTAATCCGCTGCCGCAGATCTGCCTCTTCCCTTAAATGATCAATGGGGGTGCCGTCGCCGGTAGCCATAGAAATATCCTCTTATACAGTTGTCTAAATTAAATAGTTTCATAACAAAAAAGACAGAACTTGGTTCTGCCTTTCGTGCTCTTATCTTAGATTGGGAGGGAGCGGGCTGTTGTGGGGGGTAAGGGTTTGGGTGGTTGACCCTCCCCCGCTTCCCTTCGAAGCTTCATCAATTGCTTTTTGTTCGGCTTCGAGTTGTTTCATTAATCTTTCAACGAACCACTTCCGCAAACCAACAGGAAGATTATATGCCTCTGAGAATGACCAGCCGCCCGAATATTTTAAAAAGAAGAACTGTTCGTAAACGTTCTGCATATATTCATCGGTCAGGCCAAAAAAAGTCCGCGGAAAGCGGCACCTCCATGTCCTGCTCGAAATCGCATTCTTGGCATTCAAATGTTTGCGTGAGATCCACATTGGGGCATGCTTGGCTAAATGCCAATCTCAAATGTCGAGAGTCCATGGAAGGCATATTATCAATTAAATATTTCTTTGCTTGGGGTGAAGATTCTCCATTAACCGCAATTATAATATTTTCTAATTGTCTTGTAACGTTCTTCTCGTCTGCACGCTTGCGATCTTTTTGAACCGCATTAATTAGGGTACCCTCATCGTAGCCCGTTAATAATCTAAAAGTAACGGTGGCTTGAGTTATGGGCAACTGAATATCAAAAGTTCCATTGCCGTTGTTGGCGATCTCTAAAACATCGAGATCATCTCCGCAATAAACACTAGCATTCTGTAAATTAAATTTATACTGCTGGGTTTGTTCACACGAGGGGCACCTTACCTTTGTTTCATATATGGGGCCATAACCCGACACCCTCATCGCTATAATAGCAGCGTTGCGATCTCCCACCAGCATGCTTTCTGCCCTAATTCGCCTATCTACAATAACATTTTGCAAAACACGATCTAGTGCCACACCTTTTTTCAAAAGTGTTTTAGATGTTAAGATATCCTCTTCTTTCGCCGTCATATGACGAATTTCAATAGTGTCCTGTCCATGAAGAGGGTGCCCTTCTGGATAATATCGCCCCTGCGAAGGAAGCTCGACAAATTCCGTTGGCACTACGAACGAGAAGCCTCCGGAACTCTCTGGATTCAAATTAGCGTGTGGCGTCTCTACATTCGCATTGTGTGCGCCAGCGCGCTCTTTATTTCTTGACAACATTCACCTCATTTGTCTTTGATTATTTTTACCTATAGGTAATAGTTTCGTTAAACTACTTCTGTACTGGTGGTAGAAAAGAAGTCTGTGTTCGGGTCTTTGGTCGCGGATCCGGCGACTTTCGTGGTCAGTGTTGCCCAATCGTATTTGAGAGTAATGCTCATTTCAGTCAGATCATCATTCCCGTAACTCAAATCACCATATTTAATGTCACTAATAAACGCGTTCTTTAAAACCCAAGTTTCGGTTGGGGCGCCCTCGGCATCCATCTGCTCCACGGTAACCGATCCAAGTGCTGTAACGGCTGTGGCCTTGGTCATCGTCTTCAAATCCTCCGAGGTGCCTGGAATGTGGTATCCCCCTCCCGTTAGCAGTCCCGATAGAGAAGCGGCCATATCTGGGTCTCCGGGATCGACCATAGTAATGGTAATGTCGTTCCACGTAACAGTGCCTGGATAATAAAAAGTATGATTTAGATACTTGTGCTCTGCGGCAGCAATAGTGAAAGAAGGTTTTGTGGCGCTTTTTGCCCACCACAAAAATAAATCATTAAACCCTCCAAACGTCACCTTAAATCTAAAATTTCTTTTCGGATCCGCTTGCGTGGAATCAGAAATAGTTGTGCCCCAAAAAGCCATATTCGTAATCTCCTATATTCTATTCTTAATTAGTACGGCGAGAAAATTTTTCCCGCTTCTTTTATTAGTCATCGAACGATGCACCGGTAGACATAATCACGAAGTCAATCGCAATAAACTCAATTGCTCTCGCGGGCTTAACCATAATCTTAGCATACATGATGTTCTGATCAACCAAATCGGGGGTGGTTGTCGTTTCATCGAGAATCAAACGATAATCCGTAATCCCGTAATTGGTTTGCACATTGGACAACAGCGGTTCAATTAAGTTGCGGAATCGAGTCCACGTATCTTGTACATTCTGCTCAAAGAGAATTTGACTAGAGAGAATTGAAATCTGCTTCTTCAAGTAGATTACAAGCCTTCTAACGTTAATTCTATCCAACGCTGACTGGCGCTCTTGAAGCGTCTTCTGTCCGAACACTACAATTCCCGTTGACGGGAAGGAAGCAATCGGATTGATGTGCGCGTCGTAAAGCGTGTCGCGATCCTTGGATGTAAGGCGCTCAGTTACAGCCGTTACATTAATACCGGCTGCTCGATCTGTAAGTCCGCCTCGATTGAATCCGGCTGGCGCGAACCAAAGCTCACTCGCCCTCTCGGAACTACCAAAAACTCCCAACATCGCAACAGAAGGGGGAATCCACAGAAGCTGGCCAGTTGGCTCATCGCGGGTCTGCACCCATGGGTAATAGGTACATCCGTAACTTGAATCAATTACTCGCGCTTTCAAAGCTGTGGCGGCGGCCGTGGGCGTCGTTGCAACTCTGTTGGCTCTGTTAGAGTTATGTTGTTCCGCGGAAGGCAAATACACATCTGGCAAATCAATAATAGCCAACGAGTCTCCTCGCTCTTCACAAGTCCTCACCGCATGAGTGGTCAAAGGAGGCATCGTCAATCCGGGCGCCGTCAACACATTCATGTCAATAAATTCAGCATCGGCAACAGTATCAAGGGCGCGCTTCCATGTGTAATAAATATAATCATTCTCTTCGGTAGAAGTGCCTTCGATCATTCCCTTATTATACATTGGATTGGGCTTTAGAATATCAAATCCATCAAAACCGCCCCAAAATGGCGCAGTAAACCCTCTGAATCCATCTGTGAGAGTGGTAGAATATCCCTGTTCCGTCTGACCTGCGGCGGCGCGCGCCATACGTGAACCAGAAACATAATAGTATCCCCCTGTGGAATTTTTCACTAAATCGTCCATGCTGAACATATAAGCCCAGGCGGATGCACCCGACAAGGTGGCGGGATTCTGAGAATTTGTGTCCGCGGTGGGATCTTCGGGCATGCTCCCATATAATAAATTCTGATATCCGGGGCACGATTTATCGTTGGCGTCTCCTCCCGTAACCGTCGTGGTTTCAAATCCAAAAAAGGTTGTTGATGTGGTGGAGCCTCCTCCGGACTGAGAAAGTCGGAGGCGAACTTGCGGGAAGGTCAACGTGCCGGAGAGTTCTCCCTCAAGCGGCCGGCCCGCGATATTCACGGCGCCAGACAAGGGTGTCGCAGTGCTCCCGTTCACTAGTCCACTAGCAGGATAATAAACAAATGTATCATCCAAGATTGGTGCAACCCCACTACCAGTAATGGTGGTGGTGGTTTTAAACTTCGGAGGACCAAAATACCCCCAAGGCAGTAACGATTCCGGAGTGCCGCCATCGGCTGCATCAATGTTCATATCCACATATACAAACTTTGAATTATTGGGGAAATCTCCAACCGTCCTGAGTGACAAAGTTGTCTGGTTCCATGTGGTAAACTGATTACCGATTCTGCGTTCAATAAAGTTGGGAGATCTCGGATCGAGAGTGAGATTATCAAATCTTTCCATCTGCACCAACCGAGTATCAGTATCCGATATGGGTCTAATAATCACAGAGAATGTGCCATAATCGGTAAGGGTGGTGGGAGACTTTCGAATGTTCGCGATGGACACCTTACAATTCGTGTGTAACCACTTGCCATGGCCTCGGCCCTTGAGCCGGAAAAGACGCTGTTCAGTCTGCGGCTGAAAACTAGAAGCAGTCACCTGGGACTGACCGATAAACCAACCGGTCATCGCCTCCCTGGAGGCTCGGCGCATGCGATGTGGGCCCTTGGCATTCGTTGAATTTTGGGCAATGGGCAAAATTACCCCGTAAGAAACAGCACCTACAAGTCCATTGTCGCGGAGAGACTGTCCATATGTATCGCCCAGCCAGTAATTTCGAGCCGCGCCGGCATTAAAAAAGGTTCCGGGTTCGCTAGCTAACTGTGGGTTAGTATCAAAAGCGTTCCGGATGTAATCATCACCGGTTTGATCAAAGTTAAAAGAAATCTTCTGAGTTCCCTGTGTTGAACTAGACAAAGAAACGGTATATTTATCGGTATCAAAACTCTTAATGACCATACCAACACCCGCGCGGCGTTGCTTGAGAATGTTACCACTATGATACATGGTGCCCGTTAACTGAATAGAGGCTGATTTATTTAAATACCAAACAGCCGCTAGGTGTCCAGTACCCAGGTTGGCGCCGTTGGTGCCGACGGTGCCCACAGTAGTAGAAGCGCTTAAAAACAACCATAGACCAAAAGCGCCACCATTCGTTCCAAGAGCGTCTGTCGGATCATCCGCGGTTTGCCACCCGGCAACACCAGCAGTACCAGCAGTGGCATTGTCACTATCTTGTCCCAAAAGGCGAATATATGTAAGAGGAGCCACATTTGCTTTTAAGAATGCCTGCGCAGCATACGTCCCATACATGGGGGACTGATAGTTACCGTCGCGCCATACGTCGCCGGCGCCCTTGCCAGGAACCGTATCTCCAAATACCTCTACAAACTCAGAATAAGACTGAACTTTTGTAGGCTGCATCGCCAGGCCGCGTCGTGATCGACCAATAACTACGGGGCCAATGGCGTCCGCCTGTTTGGGGAGGAAAGAGTCATCAATTTCATTGATGAACACCCCAGGAGATACGAATTTAAAGTTTTTTACTGACATATGTGGTTCCTCGCTTATAAATAATCGGATTTAATTGCGGTACAATCATAGTTTAAATAGTATTTTGAACTTCAAAAGGCGTGGGAATCCGGAAGAAAAGCGAACTTTCAGTTCAGGATGTAATATTCATAAATCCCTCGGGATCCTTCACGATTCCCTCTTGGGGGTATGTAATTTCTACAACATTTTCATCTACTCTCACAATAGGTCTATCGTCGTTCTCTCCTTCGCCAATTAAATACCCCAAAACCCGGATACTAATCTCAGATGAGAAGTCTCTCATCTCTTCATCAAGATTAGCAACATTATTATTGTGTGCAAAGCCCTGATCTATAAACGCTTCATATAAATGACCATTGCGCCTCATTACAAAAGAATTGATCTGGCCAGTGCGGGTCATAAATGGTGCAAGCAAAGAGTTCATTTGCTGTTGATATTCGGTTTTAATCATGATTTTATATTCTACATTAACATAAACCGGAATAGGAATAGATAACGTTTTAATAACAATCTTTTTATTTATACGGGGATAATAGCGCTGCTGAGATGCTCCTGTATTGGTGCGCGTTCCAGACGCAACGGCAAAATTACGTGTTTTGTCTTGAACAATCTTTCTTGCCAGGATGCGCCTGCCAGTTCTTCCATTTTTATCTTCAGAATATACTTGTGCCTGAAATGCGCCCTTTCGCTCTGGATCTTTTGTAATGCCCGTTCTTTCAACACTGATAAGGGGTAGCTTTAGTGCGCCGGCGTCATCTCTTAAAGATTTTTCATTTTTAATCTGAAAAGATCGTTCTGGTACCTGCCATAAAACAGGCACTTGAACAAACCCCTCGTTTGTATTTGCACTCAATCTTAAATCTTCTTT